ATAATATGGCTATACCTGAAAGAGTTAAAACCAAAATGAAAGAGGAAGGTCTTACGGGCGTTAACAAGCCTAAGAGAACTCCTAGTCACAAAACTAAGTCTCACTGCGTGATGGCTAAAGAGGGTGACACATATAAGTTTATTAGATTTGGACAGCAAGGCGTATCAGGGGCAGGTAAGAACCCTACATCAGCAAAAGATAAAGCACGTAAGAAATCTTATTATGCTAGACATAATGCACAAGGTAAACCGACCAGCAAGCTATCAGCTAAATACTGGTCACACAAAGTTAAGTGGTAAATAGGAGATAAGAAGATGGCTATAGGATTGATTCCTGTCATTATGTCTGGTGGTGCAATTGTAGGACGTTTTGCCACTAAAGAATTAGCTAAAAGGCTTGGCCCACAATTGGCTAAAGGCTTACGTATTGTAATGAAACCTTCTAAACAAGCAAAAGGACTACCTAAAGTTACATCCGTAACTCAGGCAAATAAACTAAAACCTACTACAAAGGTTGCAAATAAAAAGCCTGCAGCATCATTGAATACTACAGCAGCGGCATCAGCAGCTAGGGCTAAGAAAGTCGGACAGGCTGCACGTGGGCGTACTGCAGCACAAGTTAAGGCTAATCAAAAGAAGATGGCTGCAGCTACAGTTACAGCAGGTTCATTAGCAAGTATGCTAACAGGGGATGAAAAACCTAAAAAGCCTACAAAACGTAAACAGACAGGTATGGGTGATAGAAAAACTAGAGAGTCTAATGTCCTAGCAAAAACTACACCACCTAAAAAATCTGCTGGCACATTTGGTGAAGCATTTAAAAAAGCCAGAGCAAAAGGTGTAGGCACAGCTTTTACATATGGTGGTAATAAATTTGTTGCTGTCAGAGATAGCGATATTCCTAAGTCTATAAAAGGTACTAAAGCAGAACGCTTAACGAAATATCTAAACAAACAGAATAAAAAAGGGTAAGTAAAATGGCGGGTATATCAAAAGCTGCTGCTGCAGCACTACTAAAGGCTACAGGCAAAACTTCAGGTAAAACAGTACGTCCTAAAATGACTGCTGCACAATTAAAGGCAGCAGCAAAGAAACGTGCAGATAATCTAAAAGAGAACCAAAAAGGTGCTATCAATAAACTTGAGGGCATGTCATCTACAGAAAAAGCAGATGCAGGTATTGGAGAAGCTAGTAAGGGTAGACTAAAACTAGCAGAACTGGGTGGTACAAGTGCTGGTCAGAAAAAAGCCTACAATGAAAAAGTTAAACTGTATAATAGTATGAAAGATAAAAGCAGTGAAAAAGCACAGCTTCTTTTAAACTCTATTAAAGATATGCAGAAGCGTATTGGTAAAGACATACTAGGTTTTAACAAAGGTGGTACACCAGTCTCTAAGAAAGCTACAATGGACGATGCCGTAAAGGGCATGAGCATGAAGCAACTAACAGAGAAGATGTCTGACCCTAAGACACCTGCACCTATCAAGGCTGCTGCTAAACGTAGGTTAGATAGATTGTCAGGTGCAGATAATACTGCTACACTAAAGAAAATGTCACGTGGTGGTAAAGCTACTATGATGCGTGGCGGCATGGCAGGTGGTAAAGAACACATGTACGCTGCAGGTGGTATGGTTAATGATGGACTAAAGGCACTAAAGAAAGCCAGCCCAGAAGCATATAAGAAAATCACTGGCAAGTAATGCATCCTGTAGAGGCAGACATACGCAAATGGTCACATGAGTTCCTAGAAGTACCAAATGCTAAACTAAACGGACTACCACCCTGCCCCTACGCAAAGCAAGCATGGCTAGATAATAAAGTTGTATTCAGCGTTAATACAGGGCTGGAAGGACTTATCAAGGAAGTATCTACCTTTAATGACCATGACTATGACATTGTAGTGTGGGCATCTGAATACCTCATAGATATGGAATACCTAGATGGCTGGTGTGACGGTGTTAACGAAGCCATGTCAATTGCTGGCAAAGATATGCACCTCATGGTGTTTCATCCAGACTATGACGCAGAGGTAGCGGGTCTGGAGTTTTTAGTAGATAACGATGTAACAGATAACTCGTTAGATTACTGTATGGTGTTTGTGCAGAGACTGTCACCACTTGACGATGCTGCACGTAGTCTGGAAAAGTCTGGGTACTACCAGCACTTTCCTCAAGAAGTATATGAAGCATTAGTATTAGACAGACGGAGATTAAGACATGGCAGGAAGAATGAAAGTAGCTAAAAAGAAAATGATGCGTGGCGGTATGGTCAAGCCTAAGACTACCAAAATGCGTGGCGGTGGTATGATGAAGACTGCACGTAAGAAGATGTCACGTGGCGGCTCTGTGAAGAAGAAGTAATGAAACACAATCTAAACACATATCTGGGTTGGGGGCTGCTCTACATGGGCAAGCCCTTTACTCGTATTGGTAATTGGTTCTGGAAGAAGCACAAACAGGTTTTGAGTAGGAATGACTAATGCCTAATTTAGATTCGTCTAAGTTTCATACACAGGGTTACACAATAGCCTCTACATCTGCGGATGCTGGTGCTACCGTTGTGTACACCTGCCCTGCTAACTTCGGGGCTATCACACGCTATCTGCATCTAAGCAATAATTCTAATAGTACTAAGAAAGCGTTTGTTCAGTTTTATCATGCTGAAGATACAGAGTACCATTACATTGCAAATGGTTTATCTATGGCGGGTCATAGCGTAGCTAATTTAGTAAATGGCGGATACTTTAATCTACATGCAGGTGATAAGATTGTAGTGTATGGAGAAACTACTAATACTATAGAGGTACTAGTATCTGTGGAAGAATACTATAACCCACAGCATAAAGGGTAGATAGATGGCTACGAAGAAAGCACCGCCAAAGCCTAAGAAAAAAGCTAAGAGTAAAGTCAACGAGGCGGGTAACTATACTAAGCCAGCATTGAGAAAGCGTTTATTCCAACGCATTAAAGCTGGTAGCAAGGGTGGTAAGCCCGGTCAGTGGTCGGCAAGAAAAGCCCAAATGCTTGCACTTGCTTATAAGAAAGCTGGCGGCGGCTACAAAAGCTAATGGCAACTAAACTAAACGAGAATACAGAAGTTGCGTTACCTCTTCGTAACATTATCAGTATGGTTGCTGCGGCATCACTGGCAACGTGGGCTTACTTCGGTATCATAGAGCGTCTTAATCAGATTGAGACAAACATTACTATGATGGAGTCTGACCTAGAACAGAACACAGAGTTTCGCATTAAGTGGCCTCGTGGCGAGATGGGCAGCTTACCTGCTGACAGTGAACAGTTCATGTTGATTGAACATCTTGCTGACCAGCTAGACGAACTTACAGCACAAATAGACGAAGGTCGTGCGCCACATGACCAGCAACAGAAATTAACATTAGAGTTTTATGAGAAACGAATAGGTGCTATAGAAGCTAGACTAGAGAAGATGAGGAACGGGCAAGGTGGTGACTGAGACAATAACATTAATATTATATCTTGCCGGAGACATAGCTGAACATACAGCATATGAAAAGCTGTCACATTGTCTAAAGTCAAAGCGCACAATAGAAAGAAACTTGTACAAAGATACAGGTAGCGTAAGATATGCCTGTGAATCTAAAACAGTTGAAGTAAGTAAAGGACCAAACGGTAAAACTTATATTGTAAAGATTATAGAGTAGAGGTACATATAAATGATTGCAGAAACATTAGCGGGTATTGCACTTGTAAAGAGTGCAGTGGACGGTATCAAATCCGCTATTGGCACTGCACAAGACATCAGTGAGATTGCGGGTCACATTGATAATCTGTTTGAAGGTGAAAGCCAAGTACAGAAAGCACGTAATAAAAAATCTGGTGTGGACCAGTTTAATATCAAAAGTGTAGCACAAGAAACTATTGATGCTAAGTTGGCTCAAGAAAAGATGTATGAGATGAGCCAGATGATTGACTTACGTTTTGGTCATGGAACATGGCAGGGCATCGTAACAGAACGTGCCAAGAGAATACAAGCTGCCAAGGAAGCTGCGCTTATTGCACGTAAGAAGAAAGCCAAAGAACAAGAAGAACTGGTTGAGAATATAAAGATGGGTGCTATCATCTTCGGTGCTATTGCCGCAATCATAGCGGCGGCGGTAGGAATGATTATATCAGCAGCAAAGGCAGTAGGCATAAATCAATGAAGAAACCATCACAACAAAGCCTATCTAATTGGACTAATCAAGACTGGCGTACTAAGTCAGGTAAACCTTCTGCAAAGACAGGTGAACGATATTTACCAGCAAAAGCAATAAAGTCCTTGACAAGTGCAGAATATTCTGCTACAACTAAAGCCAAGAGACAGGGTACAGCACAAGGTAAACAGCATGTATCGCAGCCTAAGTCTATTGCAAAAAAGACTGCAAAGTTTCGCAGAGGAACATAATATAACGCTACTAAAAGAAGATGAGCCTAAGTGGGAAACTAGGCTATATCTTATCAAGTTGCGTATAGAGGAAGAATATGCTAAACTTACTGATAGGACCAATAGCTGACCTAGCTGGCACATGGATGTCTGGCAAGGTTGAGGAAAAGAAAGCCCAAGCAAAGACACGTGTAGCTAAAGCAGAAGCTGAAGCTATTGTGATGCAGAAGAAAGCTACGGGTGAGATTGACTGGGATTTGGAGATGGCTAAAGGTAGTCAGTCTTCGTGGAAAGATGAGTGGCTTACAATACTCTTTAGTATTCCACTTGTACTAGCTTTCATTCCGGGCATGGAAGAGGTAGTAAAGAATGGCTTCGCAAGACTTAATGAAATGCCTGAATGGTATCAGTATTCCTTGGGAGTTATCGTTGCCGCTTCTTTTGGAGTTCGTTCAGCTACAAAATTCTTCGGTAAGAAATAATGAGTGTAGAGACTTTTCTAAAATGGAAGATACTTCCACGGTTTATGATGCTGGCTAGTACCATCATGTCGTGGCGTTGTGCTGAGTGGTTCATGGATATACCAGACCCAACAGGCGCACAGTCAGCTTTCGTATCCGTAGTGATGGGTGTTATGACTGGCGTGTTTGGTATTTGGATGGGTCACGAACACAAGGGTGATAATTAATGAAATATACACGAGATGACTTTATTAAAAAACTAGTTGCACATGAAGGTTTGCGATTAGAAGTATATCAAGATACCTTGGGTATTGACACAATTGGTATCGGAAGAAATCTGGAAGACCGGGGTATAACTGAGCAGGAGTTAGCTGACTTGGATATACCAACCATTGAGCATGTGTACGAATATGGTATCACAGAAGCTGATGCGGTTTATCTAGCAACGAATGACGTTCAGATTGTCGAGGAAGAACTGTTAAGAGCGCACCCTTGCGTGGACAGCTTAGACTCTGTGCGTCAACTTATCCTTATGGATATGGCGTTCAATATGGGCGTACCAAGACTATGTAAGTTTAAAAATATGTGGGCAGCAATACACAGTGAAGATTTTCCTACTGCAGCAAAAGAAATGCTTGACAGCAGGTGGGCAAATCAGGTAAAATCACGTAGTGTAAAATTAGCACACGCTATGCATCATGGAGAGTTTGTTGCCTAGAGAACTAAACGAAAGACAACAGAAGTTTCTGGAAGTCCTTTTTGAGGACGCTGGCGGTGACGTAGTTGCCGCTAAGAAACTGGCTGGCTATTCAGACAACACACCTACCACTGCAATTGTGAAAGGTCTAAAGGAAGAAATCCTTGAGGCAACGCAGATGTACATGGCACGTAACGCACCTAAAGCTGCGATGGCTATGGTGGGTGGTTTGTTTGACCCAACTGAGTTAGGTATCCGTGATAAGATGTCAGCGGCTAAAGAACTGCTTGACCGCACGGGTCTAGTGAAAACAGAGAAGATGCAGGTAGAAGCATCTGGCGGTGTCATGCTTATGCCACCTAAAGCAGTAGTAGAGGATAATGATTAATGGCAGATACAAAAACAGCATTTAAAAACATGAGTGCTTCTCAAATAGCAGCTAAGATAAATAAAAGCGGTCTTTCAAACGATTCTAAAGATTATGTTTTAGAAATAGCAAGTGGGCCTTCTGCTAAAGCTGACATTATACAGTATGCAGAAGAATCAGATTTATTTCCTATTTTTGGTTTAGAATATTCTAAGGGTGGTTCTGTAAATAAAACTCGCACGGGTCCATCCGACTATCGCAAAGGTGGTATGGTACTTTCTACAGTAGATAGACGAAAAAAGTAATGACACGCAGCATAGGCAAGTGGAAGCTACCACAGCCAACAGACATTAAAGAAGAAAACGAATGGGTACAGATACCTCGTATTGCTAGGACTGTACCATTTGGTTATGAACAGAGTGAAGAAGACCCCGACATTCTTGACCCTATACCAACTGAACTAGACTTGCTTGAAAAGGCAAGAGCGTACACAAATCAGTATTCATATCGTGAAGTATCTAACTGGCTATCAACAAACAGCGGTAGATACATCTCGCATGTAGGTCTAAGGAAAAGATTACAGAATGAGCGACAGCGTAAGAACCAAGCTAAAAGCATCCGCCAGTGGGCAGAGTATGCGGAAAAGGCAATCGCCA